GAACGGCACAGACAAAACAGCCAAAAGGAGTTAGGAGATGGGTGCGGGCGGTTGATGTGGTTAGCGTGGGGCGGTGATGAGGGTATAGAATGGGCGCAAAGGAAGTTAGCGCAAATTGACAGGGAGCAAAAGATGAAATTTAGCGTGGTGAATGAAGAGGAACGTATTGTAGTGGGTCCTGCAATGGTGCCGGATTTGCCGATATACAGGCGGGATGAGACTGGAGAATATTTTGTTTTTTTTGACAAAAAGACTATTGAAACTATTGCCTTGAAATTCTACGCAAAAGGGTTTCAGCAAAACGCCAACGAGATGCACGCTAAGGCGGTTGAGGGTATTACTTTTTTCCAATCATGGATTGCAGATGAATCGAAAGGCATCCCTAAAATGAAGCAATTTGAAAACCTACCGGATGGGACATGGTTTTTAGGTGCCAAGGTCAATAATGATGAAACATGGGCAAAAGTAAAAGACGGAACTTTCAGAGGGTTTAGCGTGGAGGGCATGTTTGATATGACAGAGATAAAGATGCGCAAAAGTGCGGATGAAATAATTGAAAAACTAAAATTACTTTTGAAAGATATTTAAGATTTAGTTGTTTGGTTTGATTAGTGAACCCCCGGCTATTTCAATGGCTGGGGTTTGTTTTTCGTATATATAAACATGAGTACCAATTTACAGCCGATACCGTTAGGGCTTACAGGTGTGAAGCCGTATATTGATTTCATTGTAACTACCGGAGCTGAAATGGAGGACGGAGATACTACTTACCAAAATGATGCTTTTGGATCTAATCCATCTGTTTTTATTGATGGGCTTTTGTTGACTTATGCGGTGTGTGCTGATCGTAGGTATGTAAGTTACGATCCCGCAACAAAAACAATCACTCTGAATAATAGCGGGGTGAATGAGGGTGAAAACATACAGATCTTTTTATAAACTAAAATAAACCAAACATGAAAGTTTTAACGCTAACGCAAAAGTTCAGCGGGTGCGGGTATCATAGACTGATGCTCCCTGTTTCATTTATGCCGAAAGAGTACGGCAGGATTACCGATCACATGGAGGAAAAAGACTGGGAAGAACACAAATACGATATTGTGTTTATCAACCGGATATGGGAGAAAGACGATTTGATTGAACTGCGCAAAAAGTACGGTTTCAAATTGGTAGTTGATGTGGATGATTATTGGATATTGAACCATGACCACCTGATGTTTGATTCATTCAACGCATCAGGGTATGCTTCAAAACTGATCCGGCACATGAGGGAGGCGGATTTGGTTACCTGCACCCATGAACGATTAGCACGTGCGATATCTGTTCACAATCCTAACGTATTGATTGTGCCGAATGCTATCCCTTACGGATTTGCTCAATTTAACGGTGAGCGCATGGCAACGGATAACGTAAAGATCTTTTGGGCGGGTGGCATTACCCATGCCGAAGACTTGAAAATTTTGGAGGCACCGATGAAAAAACTGAAGGGTAATGTTCAAATGGTTTTGGGTGGGTATGCAGATAGCAACGAAACGGAGCGGCATTATTGGGGGCGTATGGCTAATTACTTCACCGGTGAAAAGCGGCTGCCATATACTTTATTCAGAGGTCGCGATGTATTTGAGTATTACGATCTTTTCAAATACGCCGACATTATGCTTGTTCCTTTGGTGAAAAATAATTTTAATGCTTACAAATCTAACATAAAGATTTTGGAGGCTGCGGGTAAGGCGGTGCCGGTGGTGGTGAGCGCGGTGCATCCGTACTTAGGGTTTCCGGAAGATGTGGTGAATTATGTTTACGATCGGGGGCGGTGGGTTGAGCATATCGACAGACTTGTAAATGATCCGGATCTAAGGAATGAGCAGGGCGTAAAATTGCACGAATACTGCAAAAAGCATTACAATTTTATCGAAATAAACGAAAGGCGGCAAGCGGCATTTGAGGCGCTGCTTCCATAGGTAAATGTCTATATTTTTTCGGGATCGGTATTTACCGATATGAAAAGTCCGATTGAATTATTGCAAGAAGTTAAAAAGCTGGTCTTTGCAGAAGAAACAGCGGCTGCCCCTTCCTATTCTTTAGAAGATGGGACAAAAATCATGATTGATAAATTAGAGGTTGGCGGTATGGTTACCCTCGAAGATGGCACACCCGCTCCGGCAGGTGAGCATACTTTGGCAGATGGTACTGAAATCGTTTTAGCTGAGGGTGGTGTTATTGCCGAGATCAAACCTAAGGAAGTTGAGCCTAAGGTTGAGATTGAGGTGGATAGCGCGTCAGATGAAAAGAAAAAAGAAGAGGAAGAAATGAAGAAGAAGATTGCCGAAATGGAAGGTAAGTTTTCAGCTTACGAATCTAACTTTTCAGCTCTTAAATCTGATTACGATGGGTTAAAAGCTGCATTTGCTAAGCAAAGCGAAGCTATGCAGGGATTGATTAATCTGGTTGATACTTTGGTGAATGTGCCATCACAAGCGCCTGCCGAAGTTCCTAACCAATTCACAAAGCATTCAGCTTCTACCAAAGAAGATAGAATAAGATCGTATTCACAATTTGTATCAAAATTTAAAAAATAAGCAAAATGGCATTTTTAGTAACCGGCTTAACAGCCTACACAGAACAAAACGAGAAACAACTCGTTACTGCTTCGCTGTTCGAAGCTCGTACTCAACAATTGATTGTTTCCGAAGGTAACGTAATGACTGGCGTTAAATCCAGCGAAACCGTTAACCGTATGGATACAGACGTATTTTTTCAAGACGATTCTGGATGCGGTTATACTCCAAGCGGAACGACCGAATTCACCCAGCGCACACTTACAACGGCTCCCATTAAAGTGCAGGAGACGTTGTGCGTCAAGGATTTAGAATCGAAGTACCTGCAAAAGGCGTTACCAGCTGGCACCACTTATGATTCATTTGTATTTGCTCAAGAATACACATCTCGTAAAGCTGGACTGATTGCAGAAGCATTAGAGGTTGCACTTTGGCAAGGTACTGGCACTGGATACGGTGGCACTAACGGACTTTTAAATAAGTTCAAAGGTATCGGTCAGATTGTAGCTGATGCAAGTACAGCTGTTGTAAATGCTAACGTAACCGGGTTTTATGGTAGTGGCGCTCCTATTACTGGTATCGATACTGCTGAGAAAGCTAAAAAGGCGGTATTAGCAGTTATCAAAGCATTACCTGCACAGATCAAAGGTAAAAATGATGTTCGCATTTTCTGTGGTTGGGATGCTTACGATCTTTTAATTCAGGCTTATGTTGATGCTAACTTGTATCATTTCAGCCCCGGCGGTGAGAATAACGCATCGAATGCAGAATTCAGAGTACCCGGAACTACTTACACGGTAGTACCTGTACACGGTCTGAGCGGAACTGATGACATTTACGCTTTCAGAATGTCAAACATTTTCTTAGGGGTTGATCTTTTGAACGAAGAATCTTCTTCTTTTGAAATCTGGTATTCTCAAGATGATCGTAATATCAAATTCTCAAGCAGTTTCCGTATCGGAATTCAATTCGCATTCCCGAACGAAATTGTCAAGTTTATAGCTTAATTGACTAACTAACGAGGGCGGTCAAAAGCCGCCCTTTTTTAAAACATATATCACAATGAGTTGTGCATTGACCCAAAATTATACCCTTGACTGTAAAGACAGTACAGGCGGGATAACCGAAGTTTATTTTATCGAGAGAGGTAACGTATCTTCTATTGCTGCAAATGCTTCCGGTGTTATTACCGGAATAACTAAGGCAAGCGGAAAGCGTTTCTGGAAGTATGAACTGCCAAAAGAAACCGGATCTTTCACTCACAATCCTACGGTATCAACTGAGAATGGTACTTTGTTCTTTGAGCAAAACCTTACAATAGTTGTTAATAAACTTGCAGCCGACATCAATACAGAGTTAAAACTTTTAGCTCAAAACATTCTGATCGTGGTTGTTAAGGATAACAATAATAAGTTTTGGATGCTCGGTAAAGAAAGAGGTTTAGATATGAGCGGATCAACAAGCGGAAGCGGAACAGCTTTCGGAGATCGCTCAGGTTACAGCCTTGTATTTGTAGGTAAGGAACCCGATCAACTTTATGAAGTTAATAGCTCCGTTGCAAATGCTTTGCAAACTCCCGGATAATTGACAATCTGAAAAGCTAATAAGCGCCTGCCTGAAATAGGCGGGCGTTTTTGTTTATAGGTATTTATTAATGAGATGTTACGATTAGCAAAAGGCAATACGGAAACGATTTATCTGACGCTGAAAGAAAAGCAGACTATCTTAGATGCGAATTTTCTTTGTGTGTTTCAAAGCCGATCCACGAATGAGAAAGTGAAGTTTGTTTTGGTGAATAGTGCGGATCAGAGTAATTTCAAAGATCGGTATAATGAGTTTGATATTGTGGTGAATACTCACTTTGCGACAAAGGAAGAAGGTTGGTATAAATACACGATTTACGAACAAGTAAGCCCATCGAATTTAGTGGAGGCGAACGCCGGGGCGGTGGTTGAGACTGGACTTATGTTTTTAAGTGATGGGGAAGAGCCGACAACAACGAAATATAATAACCCAACAAATTACAAGGTTTATGATGCGCAATAGTGTTTCTTTTATAAAGTTTGCCGATGTGAAAGTGCCGGTAATGAAGGAGCTGCCAAATAAGGGATGGGTAATGTTCGGGGAAGATAATAAATTCCCGAATATGCTTTTAACGATGTTTAATAAAAGCAGCAAACATAATGGCATAGTGTTGGGGAAAGTGAATTACATAACCGGCAAAGGGTTTGATCATGTGGTGCAGGCGAATCCTTATGAGAATTGCAATGAGGTATTGAAAAAAGTGTGTTTAGATATTGAAGTTTTTGGCGGGTGCTATTTAGAGATCCAATACAACGCAGCGGGCACGATCGGGGCTTTTTATCATGTGCCATATCATAAAGTAAGATCGAGTAAAGACAATACGCAGTTTTATGTAAAGGACTGGGAGAGCTACAAAAAGAATGATGAGCCGAAGGTGTTTTCGGCGTACAATCCTAAGCAGGATCCTGCATTGCTTCGCAATCAGACGCAAATACTTTATTACAAAGAATATCGACCGGGTGTTGAGACTTATTCTTATCCCGGTTACATGGGTGCATTAAATGCCATCCAGACTGATATTGAGATTAGCAAATATCATTTAAGTACTATTACGAACGGGATGTTTGCATCTAAAATGATTAGCTTCTTTGAGGGTATCCCTACAGAGGAAGAGAAAAGAGAGATTGAAAAAGGATTTAAAAGCAAGTTTACAGGTAGTGAAAATGCTGGTAATATTGTTTTGAACTTTGGTAAAGATCCGAACAAGCGGCCACAATTAGACGATCTAAGCAGTACTGAATTAGACAAGCATTTTGACATACTAGCGAAGAGCGTGCAGACTGAAATATTTTCGGGCCATCAAATTACAAGTCCGATGCTATTTGGTATAAAGACTGAAGGGCAATTAGGAGGCCGTAGTGAGATCAGGGATGCTTACGAGATATTTAAGAATACTTACGTTAATGATAAGCAGCAGGCGTTAGAATTGCTTTTCAAAGAGGTTACAGGTCAGGATCATAAAATCATACCTGTTGAGCCTATAGGCTTTGAATTTAGTGAAGCAGTTATTAGTCAAAATATGACTAAAGATGAGATCAGAGAAAAGGTAGGATTAGAACCTTTGACTGATGAAATAAAATCACAAGCTCAAATAATTAGTGAAAATATCAATGCACTTTCTCCGCTTGTTGCGAATAAGGTTCTTGAATCAATGACAACTGATGAGATTAGAAGCCTTGCAGGTTTAATACCTGTACAAAATACAAATGGAGGTGATGCAGTTACAGGTGGTGCACCTAATCAAAGTACACCTGTTAATGAGAATTTAAAGAACCTAACTGGCCGTCAATGGCAGAGCTTAACACGCATTATCAGAAAATTTGAGAAAGGGGAAATAAGTCAGGAGCAGGCGAAGCTATTATTAAAAAGCAGTTTAGGATTGAATGATGAAGAGGTAAATACAATGTTGTCAATAGATAACAATGTGCAGGAGTTTAGCAGTCAGGAAAAGGATGAATTACTTTTGGCTGAATTTGCTAAATGTGGGGTTAGTAAAAGCGATTATATGATTTTAAAACAATCCAGATTTGTTTTTGCAAAGGAGCAGGATTTTAATGAAGTCAATCAATTAGAGGCAAATGTTTTGGATTTACTTCGCAAAGATAAAAGAATTACTCCTGAGGTCATTGCAGAAACATTGGATCTTGAAGTGGATAGTGTTAAAGAGATTTTAAAGAGATTGCAAAGTGAGGGCCGTATAGCTGTTAAGCCTACAAAGGTAGGTCAAGATGAAGTTATCGAACGTACTTTGACAGAGCCTTTAAAGCAGCAAACGGATAAGAAACCTGAAACGCTTAATTTCAAAATACTTTATTCTTATGAAGGTCCCGAAGATAACAGGAATAGAGATTTTTGTGCAAGGTTATTAGAAATGAATAAATTATGGTCGAGGTCTGAAATTGAATCTATGTCAATGAGATTAGGTTACAGCGTATGGGATAGGCGTGGAGGATGGTGGACTAAGCCAAATGGAGATCGTTCTATTTCATGCCGCCACGATTGGAAATCTAATATTGTAATGAGAAAAAAATAAAATCATGAGAGATATTCTATTTATAAGTCCTGAAAACATTTACGAGCGCAGCGCCGTACATAAAAACATAGATAGTAAAATGATCGTTCCTGAAATTAAGGCGGTGCAGGAGATGTATCTTTTGCCTGTATTGGGAACGGCACTTTATGAGCGGTTGCAGGATGGGATTGATAATGATGATCTGACAGCGGATGAAGAAACGTTATTAAAAGAATACATCCGTGATCCTTTGATCCATTACACGATCAGCGAGCTGGCACCGGCTTTATCGTTCCAATTATGGAATAAGGGACTTACCCGCAAAACGACTGAGAATAGCGAATCGGTAAGCAGCTCAGAGATTGATGATTTTACGGCAAAGTTTAAAAATAGAGCGGAATGGTATTTGGAAAGGTTGATAAGATATTTGATTGAAGAGGCGGGCGGCGGTCAAAAGTTTCAGGAATACATTAACCCCGGCAGCCGCGTTGATACTTTCGTGCCGAAGCGGACAAGTTTCGAGATTGGTATTTATTTGGGGAATACGGATGTGAGTAAGAAAGAGATGCCGAAATGGTACAAATATGAGTTTTTATCCTGTTGCAGATGAACGGACAATATACACACAAAATACAAAAGCTTTTAAAAGCGTATCTGAAAAAACATGAGTCTAACGCTCAATCAAATAATAAAAAAGCTGGTCGAGATAGCAGCCGCCCACAAAATGGTAAGGACTGCAAAGCACGTCAAAGCTGAGGATTTTCTTGTATTTGATTACAAGGATGTGGAGTATCCTGCGGTTTGGTATACGCTTAATACGTCATCCATCACCGGCAAAGAAAAGACGTATCAAATACTTGTTACGATTGCCGACATTCATCACGTTGAAAATATGGATGAACTGGAAATGCAAAGCGATTGTGAGCAGATAGGTCATGATCTTTTGGCGCAGGTGGGATGGGATCTGCATGAGTGGTCAATGCAGCGGACTGCGAACTTTGAATATTTTAGGCAGGGGCAGGAGGATATTTTAGCAGGTGTAACTTTTGAGCTTAGTTTGAAGTTACCGATCACTTACAATAATTGTCAAGTGCCTACGGATTACGAACTGCCGAACGGTAATTTCGTATATATAAATACAAACCGATTTATGACAATTGCGGATTTCATAGTAGGTAGCGGGCAACCGATGGAGCAGGATGATACTGATTACCAAAACAATCAGCTTACGATCCCGCCTTTTGTGTTTATCGATGGGATATTACAGACGTATGTGGTGAGGAATGATCGCAGGTATATAACGCATAATGCAACAACGAAAACAATAACAATAAACGGAGGCGTAAATGAAGGCGAAAATATTAGGATTCTTTTGTAGTTTACTGATTTTGAATTTTGCCTATGGGCAAACTATTGATGGTAAACTTTATACTCAGTTTAATAATTGGTATAAATGGAAAGGGGGTGGTTTTGATTCAACATTACTTTTGCCGCAAGATAGCGCTGCAACTGGCAAGCGCCCGGGTGCGGTTTATTATCGCAGCGCGGATAGTTCTGTTTATTTGTGGTCGGGTACGCAATGGCGTAAGGTTAGCGGCAGCATCCCTACATTGCAACAAGTTACAACTGCAGGAAATACGACAACGGATAGTATTAAAATACTAAAAAATGGTGTAAACATTTTATCATTAAATTATGCACCAACGTTTGGCGGTAATTTTACAGGTGATTTAAGCATATCAAGCACATTGTCAAATAGGTTTCATAAAATGACCGAACAGGGATTTAGTTATAATAATAGCATTTATACAAGAACAATAACTAATGACGTTTTAAGTTCAAATCAAACTATAACGTTTCCAGATTCAGCAGGTAGATTAGCGCAGCGGGTTGCAATAAATGGAACGACGTATAACGCAGCAACTAATGGTGTGATTGATTTAGGAAACACCGACACCGCTACCGTTGTCAAAGCCTATGTAACCAATGCCGAAGCGGTTACGATCACAAAGGGGCAGGTGGTTTATATCTTTGGCGCATCGGGTGACAGAGCAGCAGTTAAATTAGCAAAGAATACAAGCGATACATTCAGCTCAAAGACTTTGGGAATAGTAAGGGAGGATATTGCAGCCGGGCAGGCGGGATGGGTTACAACGCAAGGGCAGGTGAGCGGGATAAACTTGGGTGCATATACTGCGGGGGATATTTTATGGCTCGATAGCGTACCGGGTGGGTTTACAGCTACAAAGCCACAAGCTCCTTATCATAGTGTTTTTGTTGGTGTGGTGGAAAGGGCGAACGCAGGCAATGGCTTAATATATGTTAAGCCACAAAACGGAGTGGAATTAGATGAGCTTCACGATGTTAGGATTACAAGCCTTGCAAATAATGAAATAATAAGATACAACTCTACTTTAGGATATTGGGAAAATAAGACCGTTGAAAGTATCCTGCAATTTGATACCGTTCCTTTAGCGGTTTTTGGTGCGGGTAGCGGTGCGGCAGGGGATACGGCTGCATTCAGCACATCGGCGGTGTATGGTAGCTTTTATAATGCAGGGAGCGATACTTTGATAATTACACAAATGAGAGCAGGGGTGTTGGGTACTTCGCCAAATATTACAACAGAGGTTTATTGGAATGATTCGCTAAATGTAACGGCAGGCGCAACGATACTTGTAACAGGCGGCACATCGGTAACAGGCACAATCGGTGCGACTAATGTAACATCATTTACAAATAATAAGATACCACCTAATAACTGGGTGTTTGTTAGAACGAGTGCGGTTGCTGCAAAGCCGACTTACTTTACTTTAACTTTGTTGGGATATCGTAAAAGACAATGAGATATATTTTAATCATATTAGTTTTTCTTTCGGTAGGTGCTAATGCGCAAATGGTTATTAAGGCGCACGCTAATTACAGACCACTTGTACAACCTGCGACTAATCTTTTATTAGATGATTTTACTGGTGGCATGGTTGCATATAGTCTTCGCAAATTAGATAAAGATTATACAGGTTCAGCTATTAGAGTTCGTAAAGATACAACAGGGCAACCCGAAAAGGATATAGGTTTTTTGGCAAGTGGGGAACTTGATACAGCTGATTTAAAAGATTTTTGCAAAACTCGCAGTTGTTTTGTTACTACATGGTATAATCAAGCAGATAGTTCTGGAACTTTCGGGGTTAGAAATGGAACTCAGACATCATCAGTTCCGCAGCCTCGTATAGTTTCAAATGGTGTAGTAGATAGACAAGGAAATAAACCAACATTAGTATTTGATGGTGATGATAGATTTGTTATAAGCCCATTTACATATAGTGCTGAATTTAGTTTATATCAAATAAATAAAAAGAATACTACTGGAAATATAGCTGTTAATTTAACTGCAACAGGTGGTAACGTACCTGGGGTTATTAATCATTGGTTAGATGGTGTAATATATTTTGGGTATCGCAGATCCGGAGCAAATTATTATAGAACAGTTAATTTTAATAATGCTAATTTTAATTTATTAGAAGGTTATGCCAGAAGTGATGCAAGAAGTTTATATGCAAATAATACACTTCAAACATTAGGAAGTGAAATATCTATGACAGGTGTTGTTACACAATATAATTCAATAGGATCTTATTCTGGTTTTATTGCCACTGGAAGATGCAGTGAAATCATATTATTTAATACAGACCATTCTGCAAGCAGAAGCACGATTGTATCAAATATAAATACATTTTATTCAATTTATTAAAATGAGATATTTATTTATCATATTGTTAATAATTTATGGATCTACTATTAATGCTCAAAGTAATATGCAATTTATTAAAGTACTTCCTCAGAATGGTTTAACAAGTGAGCAAAGAGCAGAAGCAATAAGCCGTGAGCTATTTCGCATACAGCGACCGATTAACCAACAGAATGATGTTACTCAGTATTTGTTCGGATGGATTAAACACCCGACAAAAGATCCTAATTATCTTGATACCGTAAACGCAGCTTTACAGATAGACACAAATCAGGTTATTTATGTTCATCCGGATAATGATTTGACTAATCTTATCGCTTTGTTTCCTGAGTTATCACAAGCTGAAAAGGATGGACTTGCAGCGTTCATTGAAAGTCAGGCAAGTTTTATGTTTCAGTATATCATCCCGAGCGATGTAACGGTGTTTGATGAGGCGCAAATGAAAGCAGCTGGATGGTTACCTGAGCCTGAATTATTTGGAGCGGGGTTATGAGAGGGCTGATTTTATTAATAGTGGCTTTGATCTTATCGGTTATATTAATGCCGATCGGGTTTGTGTTTCAGATAGTGGTTACTTTGTTTAGGGCGGTTGATACCTATCTGTTTCACATAGCGAAGTCAATCGATCAGCACGGGAACGTGGTTTGTGCGGAGTTGTTTAACCTGACATTAATAAAAAAGAAAGGTTACAAATTCGGGGACATGGACAAAACAATTAGTTACGTTTTGGGCGTAAATGCTCAAAAAAAGAATTTAACGTATTTAGGTAGGAAGGTTGGTAATTTATTAAATACTATAGAAAAGGATCATCTTATTAAAGCGGTGAATTATGAGCGCAAAGATTGAATTTATTGGGGCATGGTTTTTCGGGTTGATAGCTTTTATTACAAAGCATGATTTGTTGATTTATGCCGCAATAGGATATAACCTGCTTGCAGGAATTAAAAGCATACCCGGAGCGTGCAAAACTATTAAACAATTAAAAAATGACATATATGCCAGAATGGTTAAAAAGACTGACGAAAACTGATATAAGAAATACAATAGCTTTAAGTATTGTATATGGTATCTTTACAGCATTATTCCTTTTAATATACAAACCTATACCTGAAGAAAACCATGATACGGTAAATCAAATGATAGGTTTTTTGACAGGTTCCGCTTTAGGAGGTATTATGGGATTCCACTTTTCTTCAAGTAAATCTGATAAGAAAAATGAAGATCGAGAAGGATAAAGAGATGCACTTCTGGGCGGGCGTGGTCGTTAGCTTTGTAGCTCTGATCATGTTCAAAGCAGTTGAGGCTCCTCACTGTTGGGCGTTTGTTCTGGCAGCCGTTATCATTGCGGCCGTAGGGAAGGAGGTTAAGGATTTAATGGACTACGGTAAATTTGATTACCGGGATGCGGTTTATACCATTGCAGGTGGGGTGTTGGCTTTCGTACTTTCATTCTTTTAATATGGGCAAATATTTAGTTTTTTTACTCTTATTGGCATCCTGTGCGAATCCTAAGAAGCTACACCGCATGATGGATAAAATGCCGATCTATGCGGCTAAGGAGTGCGCACAAAGGTATCCTATTAAAGAAAGGATTGACACCGTTCAATATGAAGATACCGAGCTTCTGAGAGCTTATGAAGATGAATTTAACTATATGTCGCAAATGATTGACAGCCTGCTGAATGCCAAATGCGATACTTTATATATTGATAAGATCAAAGAAAAGATCCTTAAAATACCATGCAAACCTGAAGTTAAATATATCATCAAGACGCAGGAAAACACGGCACAGATTGAGGCGCTGCGGCTCGAATGTGATGAAAAGGAAAAACAATTTATTGCAACCAATACAAAGATTGAAACGGAGCTGCAAATAATAAAAGAGAAAAACGCAAAGTTATTAAGTCGGAATATCTGGATGTGGTTGATTATAATTTTACTCACTTTATTTTCATTTCGTAGACAAATCTTTAATTTAGTAAAATGAAAAAAGAGATCATTCAATCAAAAGATGGGCAATGGTATTGCATCTTGAAAGCCCGCAATGGTCAGGTTTTATTCACGTCTGAAACCTACAAAAACAAACGCAGCATTGTTAAGGTATTAAAAAAATACTTTCCTGAATTATGAATAGAGGCATTGCAACTATTAAAAAATTCGAGGGGTTGAAGCTGAAAGCGTACCTGTGCCCGGCGAATGTTTGGACTATAGGATACGGCAATACGTTTTTTGAGAACGGTACCAAAGTAAGCCCTAACGATAAAATAACAATAGATCGTGCCGATCAGCTTTTATTTTTCATCGTTGCAAAGTTTGAGGGCGAAGTTAAAAAGGTGGTTAAATCTGCAATAAATGATAATCAACTGGGGGCGCTCACCTCGTTCGCTTTTAATGCCGGTACCGGCAATCTTCAAAAAAGCACCCTGCTAAAAAAGGTAAACGCAAACCCTAACGATCCAACGATAAGAGATGAATTCATGAAATGGACGCGGGCGGGTGGCAAGGTGCTTAATGGACTTGTTACAAGGCGCAAAGCTGAAGCGGATCTTTATTTCACTCCTATCTAATAAAACCTTCCGCATTAATTATAACCCGCTTACGTTGGTAGAAAGGCGGGTAAACGCATTCGACCTTACTACGATCTCTGAGGGCAATTACTGAGGTGTGATCGCATTTAAGAAAGCGGGCAATCTCCATCAAAGTAATGTATTTATAATTCAGTAGAACGTGGCGAATGAAATGAACCTTTGCCCTTACCTTTTCATAATGGCGCCCATGCTTTGCTGCTTCCGGATCTATCTGATGAATCTTACAAACTCTCAGCCATTCTTTTTGCAGGTCGGGTTTTTCAGGTAGGCGGTTTTCAAGAATAATCTCCTTTTGCACGATTGTGCGGGTTTTGTTGATTACCGATTCAATCTTATCCAATAGCGGCTGGGGGACATCATCCATAAAAAGCTCCAGATTGGATTTTATTATTTTAATGGCTTGTTCAGTTGTCATAAAAAATCTTCTCCTTTATAGTCAGAGTAATTATTTTGCATATAATCAATACCATTTACCCATAAAACTGATATAATGCAAGTGATTATAAATATTATGAAATAAATCATTTTTCTTTATCGTTGTTTTTTATTACAATATATAATGCGCTTGCAAGGATGCAGATAATAGCTCCAAGGTTTACAATAATTAAATCTCTCATAATGTTTTAAATGTTTTTTGTGAGTAATAAACCCCTGCTCTCCAAATTTCATTTAAAAAGATAGGCATGTCATTTGGCTCAATATCAAAGTGAACCCAATACAATTCTTTGCTTTCATGCTCAATTTTGTATTTGATATGAGATTCAAATACTGACTTTTTAACGCTTGTAATAAAAGCGTCAAGTTCATCTTTTAATAATAGAAGTTTCATTTGTTTGGTTTTTATGGTTTAAATTATAATATCCTTTTCTGATGTCATAACATGGACGGTAAAGCCTTGTTTTATTAGTTCCGCATGGCGGTACTTTTGCAGCTCGGTCGGCTCCCTGCCCGGCTGCTTCACCTCAACAAAGATGGTTTTGCCGTTCTTGAGGCACATCAAATCCGGGATGCCGTTGCAGTTGGTTTGGATAAGTTTGATTACCATCCATCCCGCCCGCTCATAGCGTGCCTTTATGCTGGCTTGGATTTTGGATTCCATATTGTTCGATTGCTTTAAATATCTGATAAACTACCTGCGGCACTACTGCGTTGCCTCCTGCTTTGATTGATTCGTTTCGCCATTTAGGAAAGGTAATTCCGTCCAATTCGGTGGGAACCCCATCATCTCTAATGTGAATTGGGGAGACAGTTGGGAAGTTTGACCAGTCCATTCGGGATTGTCTTTGGCTATTGTTCGCGTCAAATTCATCTGTTTGAAATTGCCTTCTTTTACCTTCTCTCCAGTATCTCTCCATTCCCCCGACACTGGTGTCGGCAGCATCCCCATCTTTGCCATTGTTGGAAGACTGTCTATTTGGTTGTTTGCTATTCGTTCTTTGCTGTTGTCTATTTCCTGCGCTCTTGGAGTAGGCAACAAACCAAACTCTATCCCTTCGGTGTGGAGCGCCAACGGCCGCAGCTGGAAGTACATACGGTTGGACTTCGTACCCTTCAGCTTCCAAATCAGCTTGCACCTCTTCGAATACCATCCCTCCATTCCAATTAACAAGGCCGAGAACGTTTTCGCCCACGATCCAACGTGGTTGAATTTCTCGTATTGCTCTAAGCATGCTGGGCCACAAATGGCGCTCATCTTCTTTTCCAAGTCTCTTTCCTGCACTTGAGTAGGGTTGGCAAGGAAAGCCTCCGGTAAGGATGTTAATTGCTCCTCTGTGAATAGAGAAGTCTGTTTTTGTGATGTCATTGTAACTGATTGCATTAGGCCAATAATGTTTTAATACTTTTTGCCCGAAAGGATTCCATTCGCAATGAAATACGTTTTCCCATCCCATCCATTCGGCTGCGAGG